CGGGAAAGATAGCGCCTATAAAGAAGGAGAAAACTTGATGGACAATGGCATTGGGAAAGGATGCTTGAGTTATCTTATATGTTGGAAATTCTATTCGGTAGGGTAAGTTGGGCAAATGTGTCTTAAATGTAAGGATTTTCGGATCTCGAGGAAAGATGGATCTAATAAAGGAGAAAGTCTCCTGGGAAATGGTGAATTTTGTCTAATGTCCCCATAATCCTCCCAAGGTGAATGAAGAAAAGGCTTGATTTGTCCTTTGCCCTCCCTTATAATAACTGTCTATAATGAATAAAGAACCTACCCAAGAGCAATGTACTCAGGCGGCAGTCCAAGCAATAAAAGCCTCCAGAGATGAATTGGAAGCCAGAGGAATATCATGGGATCTCCTGGTTTCAAAGCTTAAAAAAGAACTGAATGCTAAAGAAACGCATACCTTTTTGGGCAAAGTCGTTGGTAAAGTCCCAGATGAAAATCGTCCTGGAAAATTCATTCGTGTGGAAAAAGCGGAAGTTGTTTATTCTAAGTCTATGATTAATTGGGGGGTCCGTCAGAAAGCTCGGTTAAGTGCCCATGAGTTGAGCGGGCATTTCCCTCCAAAGGAAACTCGGTTATCTGGTCCTGGTGGGGGCCCGATATCTCTTCAGAGGCTTGAAGTTGAATTCGTGAAGAGCGGTAAGTAAAGGGAGAAAGAAAGATTGACTAATAGATTCGTCAGGACCCGCCCGATAATCTCTCCAGAAGATTTCCGAAAAGAAACCAGTCCAGATCAATCTTTAGAGCAGCCGAAAATTTCGAGAATTCAAATTCCTGATAAGATGGAATTTCTCTTCATGCCTTCTCGCTATAAGGTAGCCTATGGGGGAAGAGGAGGAATTAAGTCTTGGAGCTTTGCGCGGGCCCTTCTTATCAAGGGAGCACGCTCCTGCATTCGGGTTTTGTGCGCAAGAGAATTTCAGAACTCTATCAAAGAGTCGGTCCACCGCCTGCTCCAAGATCAAGTTGAACTGATGGGTCTTTCAGATTATTATCCCAGCAGCTTGATTTTGAGCACGGAGATCCACAGTGTCACTGGGACGGAATTTGTCTTTGCTGGAATCAGGAACAATGTCACCAAGATCAAGTCGATGGAAGGCATCGATATCTGCTGGATAGAGGAAGCAGAAAAGGTGTCGGAGAATAGTTGGTCAGTCTTAATCCCCACCATCCGTAAATCGGGTTCTGAACTTTGGGTGTCCTTCAATCCACATGAAGAAAGAGATCCTACCTACAAAAAATTCATCACCAACCGCGAAGCTGTTTTGAAAGAGTTTCCTGGCTCTGTCATCATAGAGACGTCGTGGAGGGATAACCCGTGGCTTCCAAAGGAGTTGGAAGCAGAGAAAGATTACCTCGCGAGAGTAGATAAAGATGCGTACGACCACGTCTGGGGCGGGCAGGTTCAGAAGAGGAGCAGCTCTCAGGTGATGAGAGGAAAATGTTTCTTGGAAGCTTTTGTTCCAAGACCAGATGAATGCAGCTGCGGGCACTCTCTGACAGATCATCTCAATGGGCCGTGCGCTTCGTTGACCCCCGCTCTCTGCGGTTGCAGAAAATTCATCTCGTCTTGGAACGGGCCTTATTATGGGGCAGATTGGGGCTTCGCCGCAGACCCTGCTGTCCTCGTAAAGAAGTGGATACGAGAGAACGTTCTTTACATAGAAGAAGAGTTTTGGGGGATTGGGGTAGAGCTCGATGACCTGTCTAAGAAGTTCGACGCTGTCTCAGGAGCGAGAGAACACGCCGTCAGGGCAGACAACGCAAGACCCGAGACAATCAGCTATCTCCAGCGGCACGGTTATCCCCAGTTGACGGCTGCTTCAAAGTGGCCGGGCAGCGTGGAGGACGGGATCTCTTTTTTGAGGTCGTTCGAGAAGATCGTCATCCATCCTCGCTGCATCCACATGGATGAAGAGAGCAGAACTTACAAGCACAAGGTCGACCAGTTGACTGGAGACATTTTGCCTGACATCATCGACAAGAACAACCACTGCTGGGATGCCGTCAGGTATGGACTCGAGCCTTTGATTTCAGCGAGGTCTGCACCTGGCTTGTTTTTCGCTGGCCCTTCTCTCGCTCCCAAAGCTCAAGAGCGCAAGGCAGAAAAAGAAGTCAGCTGCGTCCTCGCTTACCGCGACCACGCCATCAAAGGGGGCAGAGACAGGGATGTGGCTATGAATCGGTGGCTCAGGGGAGATTAAGAAATGACTAAAGGGGAATCAATTCTGATTGAGCGGGTGGCAAATGGCTTTATAGTCAACCCCAAAGAAGTCTCGAGCCTGACGGAGAACAAGAGAGACCTCCACGTCTTCGAGACCGTGGAGGGGCTGAAGAAATTTTTAGACGAGCATTTCGGTGGGTTGAAGAAGAAGGAGAAAGAAGAAGAGTGAATACTGCCGTAGGGTATCTCGACCGGCTCCGCAATCCGTCATTGATTTCTGACTTCAAGAAAGTCAGGTCCAGCAGCGTCGCTTCTTCTGGCGTTCCCGTCGTGGGAGCTTATTACACCAACCTCGGGGCAGGGGTTGCGCCAGAGAAAGAGTACTGGCAGTTGGTCGACGGCTACAAGTCGTGGACGTACACCTGTCTTCAGTCAAGGCAGAAAGTTCTGTTGTTCGACGGATCATATCTTTCAATCAAGCAAATCGTGGAAAAAAGATATTCTGGAGATGCAATGTCGTTTAATGTAGCCTCTGGAACATTGGAGAGAAAGAGGATAATCGGGTGGCACAAGAGCCCGAGGGGAGATAGGAAATGGTTGAAGGTTTCCTATCGATTGGCCGAATTGTATAGAGGCAATCATTCTAAGATGGGGGTTGTCGTAACGGATGATCATAGGATTCTTACGGATAGGGGATATGTTGAGGCTGGGCAGTTGACGAAAGAGCATAAAGTTGCGACGAGGTTTGTTGTTCCCAACAAAGAGCAGAGAAAACTTCTTGTGGGGATGCTTTTGGGAGATGCTTCTGTTGGAAGATATTTGACGTTTGGACATACGGTTGCACAAGGTGAGTGGCTCGATCTGAAGATTTCAGGATTGAGGGGAATTGATTTTCGAGTTAAAGATCATCCTCCGAAGAAATGGTCAAAGGAAAGTAGGAGTGCGGCTTCGACTAACTCTCCCTTCTGGTATCAGATGAGGAGAGACTGGTACGATGGAAGGATTAAAAGACTTCCAAAAGATCTATGTGCAAGAGATCTGACTCCTCTTGCATTGGCTGCTTGGTATATGGATGATGGGAGTTTACACAAGCCAAGGGGATTTTATCTTTGCAGCGAATCTTTTACGAGGGCAGAGAACAAAAGGCTTCTCTCTATGTTGATTAAGAAAGGCATCGTTGGTGGTCTCACGAGCGGTAAAAAGTGTCGGATTTACGTGGGCAATGGGCGTGCGGGAAAGGGGAAGCCAAAGGATGGAAGCGCGATCCGGTTTTTTAGGATGGTCGCTCCATATCTTCCGTCGAGCATGAGGTATAAGCTGCCCCTGGAAATACTATCTGATCCAAAATATAACTTTCAGCCTTCTCTTTGGGACATTGGCAGAGCAGAGATTTTATTCGATAATGTCAGGGTCGGAAAAAGTTCAAGGAGGGATGCTACTGCTTATTGCATTGATGTTGAGGATAATCACAACTTCATTTCAAAAGGGATCGTTTGTCATAATTGCATCGACAAGCTGGGGAAATCGATAGCCATGATCCCCCTGAAGCTCTACATCTACCGATCGAAGCAGACGGGAAAAGTCGTCCGGGACATCCAGTGGAAAGCAAACTACAGGATGCTTGAGAGAGACGAAGATCGAAAATATTTTCTCAAGGACCTCAACCTTGAGAGAGAAGAACTCGTGGAGCATCCTTTCTTGGAACTCATCCAAAGGCCGAATCGATTCATGACCCGCTTCACGCTTTGGTACAACACCATAATCAGGCTTGAGCTTTCGGGCCTGTGCGGTTGGCTGAAACTGAGGGATACCTTGAATGTAACCCGACAAGTCTTTCCTTTGCCTTTAACTAAATGGGCAACTCTGAGGGCTAAAGTAACTACTACTGCCGACCTCGATTATTGGGAGTACAGAGATGGGGAAGTCATCCAAAAGTTCACCCCTGAGCAAGTCTTCCCCATGATCTATCCTCACCCTGCGTCGCCTTTCCAGGGCATGTCGCCGCTCATGGCTCAGACTTACCCCTACGACATAGATCTTTTCTTGATGCAGCAGCAGAGGGCTTTCTTCGAGCACGGTGCGACTCCAGGTCTCCACTTGTCGACGGATCAGAACTTGAGGAAAGAGCAAGTCGACGAGTTGAGAGAAGTCATCCGAGAACAATACTCGGGGGCTCTCAAAGCAGGCGACACCCTCATCACTCACTCCGGTCTCAAAGCTCAGGCGATAGGCCAAACTTCTCGGCAGTCCATGATCGACGAAGTGGCCAGGTTTGCGAGAGACAAGCTGATCACGGGCTTCGATTTATCTCCAGCGAAGATAGGTCTGGTGGAAGACGTCAATCGGGCGAACATGGCCGGCCTCGATCGGACCTTCATCCACGAGTGCCTGAGGCCTAAGTGCATGCTGATTGAGGAGTCGATCGAAACTTTCATGCTCCCTGACTACGACGAAGGGTTGACCTGCGACTTTGAGCTGCCGTCCACTGAAGATCAAGAGTACGAGCTCAAGGCGATGGAGACACGACTCAGGACCAAGGTCACGGTGATCAACGAGGAGCGAGAAAACCTCGGGATGGAGGAGGTGGATTGGGGAGAAAGACCGTGGGGAAGTTTCACGGACGTCCAATTAGTGGAAGGAGGGGCAGTAATTCCTAAACCTGCACCAATAGATGAAGGGAAAAGACTCCTGACCAAACAGGCTGACGTTTCATTTTGGACAGACGAAAGAAAAGATGCCCGCTGGAAGACCTTTGCGTCCGAGGAAGAGGGGCTTGAGAGAATCTTCTTAGCTCAGATGCAGCAGCACTTCAAACTTCAGTGCGAGGAGATCATCCAGAGACTCAATCGGGAGTGGAATAAGGTCGTGGGCCAGTATGCCGGTTGGTCAAGGCAGCGAGTAAGACAGCACCTGAAAGATAACAAGGCCAACCTCAGGGCCATCAATATAGATGAGAAAGACGAAAGAGAAGCTTTGGTCAAAAAGTTTACCCCAGTCGTCCAGACCATCATGAAAGAGTATGGGGACGGTAGGATCGAGGCATTAAATTTTACAGGCAAGGAGGCCGGTCGAGAAGAAGGTAAAGCCATTGCCATTGAGTTCGACGTCAACGGCCCAGGAGTCCTCAAGTGGCTGGGCTCCAAGATGAGGCAGTTCTCTAAAGGGGTGGCAGGAACGACCTTTGGTGAGATCGAAGCCATCTTGAGGGAAGGCTTTGCGGAAGGAGAATCTGTCGTCAC